GCAAGCCACCGCCCGCTTCCTCTCTGCGCTCACGGAACGCCCGCAAGGGTCGAACGTCGTGGACGTACCTGCCGCGCCCAAAAAGCGCGCTCTACCGCCCGCTCCCGTGGTGCTCGCGTCACCCCGTACCCGCGCGGCCATCGCCCTGGTCAAGAGCAACATGCCAGCCGAGCACGAACGGTACAGCCGTCGCCTGTCGAAACGCGAAGCGCGCATGAAGAAGAAGGTCGCCAAGCTGTGGCGCGACGTCGAGCGCGAGATGGTCGCTCGGATGCGCGAGGCCCTGGTCGGCAACGGCAGCCGGGCCTACTACGAGTTGCACCCCCAGGGAGCCGCAGCCACGCTCATGCTGCGCAGCAAGAGCGTCGCGGACGAGTTCGTCTTCGACATCGCCACGGTGAGCGCGGACCTGGGCAAGCTCTGGAAGGAGCACGACGTCGAGACGGCGTTGGACGAGGCGGCGGTGGTCGCCCGTCAGTTCGCTTTCGACAACGTGCTGCCCGAGGAGTCGGTCATGCTGCAGAACTGGGCCGGGACGAGGGCCGAGCGGTTCTCGTTCGCCGTCACCCAGCAGGCTGCCGACGACCTGCGCCAGACGCTGAACGACGGCACGCTCGCCAGCGAGACGCTGGATGAGTTGGTCGAGCGCGTGTCCGGCGTGTTCGAGAACAAGCAGGGCTACGAAGCGGAGCGCATCGCGCGCACCGAGTCGGCCACGGCCTCCAGCATGGGCAGGCTGATGGAGTACAAGGAGTCCGGCGTCTGCACGGGGAAGGAATGGCTGACCGCCATCGACGAGCGGACACGCGAGAGCCACGCGGAAATCGACGGTCAGGTGGTGGGACTGGACGAGATGTTCACGCTCGGCAGCGGGGTGCAGACGGAAGGCCCCGGCCTGAGCGGTGAGGCCGAAGAGGATATCAACTGTCGCTGTGAAGCCCTGCCGGTCGTGGGCGAACCAGGCGAGGAGGTATGACGATGACCGACGTGCTCGAAGCCGCGCCGCCCACGTCCGGGTTGCGCCACAAGTTCCTGACCCTCGAGGTGGTCAAGGGACAGAAGGACCAGGGTGACCACAGGCTCACCTTCCGGGGCTCCACCGGAGCCATCGACCGGGACGGGGACATCATCGTCCCCGACGGAGCCATCCTGGACAACTACCTCAAGAACCCGGTGTTCCTCTGGGCGCACGACTGGCACGGTCGGCTCCCCGTCGGGAAGGCCGAGGACGTGCGCATCGTCCCCGGCATCGGAGTGGACTTCGACATCCTCTTCGACTCTGGCGACCCGTTCGCCATGGACGTCGAGCGCAAGTATCGTGGCGGCTTCCTCAACGCCGTCAGCATCGGCTTCAGTCCCAAGGAGTGGACCGAGCGGCGCAACGAAGAGGGCTGGGTCGTGGGCTACGTGTTCACGTCGTGGGAACTCCTGGAGCTGTCGGGTGTGCCCATCCCGGCCAACGCCGACGCGCTGCAGTTGAGCTACGCCAAGTGGCTCGAGCAGCACCCCGTCGACAAGGCCCCCCAGCCCCAGGAGCAGGTGTCCGACGACGACGCCGAGAAAACGGCGTCTGAGGGCGCGGAAGCCGCAGGCGACACGGGAGCCGTCGACGACGCGGAAACGCGGGAAACGAGCCCCCAGGAGCCCACAGCGGGCGAGAACGTAGAGGAGCCCGTCGTCACGTCGGCCAGCGAAGGTGAGGGCTTCGTGTGCCAAGCCGACTTCGACGAGACGATGACCAGCGTCTACGGCCAGATGGCCGAGCTTCGTGCGCTGGTCGAGCAGGCACTGGAGAAGCTGGGTGCGGCCCCGGCCGACCAAGGAGGTGGCGAGGGAGACACGGAGGCGAAGCGACTCGAGGCAGCCCTGGTGGAACTGGGGCTGACCGAGGACAGCGCCCTGGACCTGCTCAACGGGTCCGGCAGTACCGACGCCGAGGCCAAGGGGTCCGGGGTCGCCAACGGAGGCTCGCTCGAAAGCCTCATCAGCAAGGTGGTCAGCGGCCGGTTCGACTACGCCGCAGGCAAGGCGTACACACTCAAGGAAGGGAAGTGAGATGAGCGACAAGCTGCTCGCCCAGCTCAAGGAGCAGGGATTCGAGACGGTCGACGCGGCCATCGAGCACCTCAAGGGGCTCCAGACCGCGCAGGAGGCTGCGGCCGACCAGGACCGCGAGAAGTTCGAGAAGGTCATCGCCGACGTGGTGGAGCGCCAGTTCGCCGCCCTCGTGAACAAGGGCGAGACGGCGCGCAAGGCGACCATCAGCGAAGTCACCGGCCAGGCCGACGACGCGCAGGTGGCCGAGCTTCAGAACGACATGTGGCTGCTGGGCATGATGCTCCAGCGCAGCCCCAAGACGTTCGACCCCGAGCGGGTGCGCAAGGGCTACGCCCTGCACACCGGCAAGGAGTTCAGCACCGCCTCGCTGATGAAGGCGATGGACACGACCGAGCAGAGCGCATGGGTGCCGACCGGGCTCGGCAACGTGCTGCTCGCGGACGTGGAGGCCCAGTCTCCGCTGTTCGACAACGTGACGGTGCTGCCGATGCCCACCAACCCGTGGGAGCCGCCGTACCAGTCCAGCCAGATGAGCGTCTACGGTGTCGACGAGTCGACCGAAGACTCGGCCAGCGCCGTCGGCGCGACCAACTTCGGGGCGAACAAGGTCACCCTGACCGCGAAGAAGATTGGCGCGCGCGCCCTCTGGTCCAGGGAACTGGACGAGGACAGCGCCATCGCCATCCTCCCGCAGGTCCAGGCCGACTTCGTGCGCGCCATCCGGAACGGCTGGGAGCGCAACTTCATGATGGGCGACGAGCGCGCGACGACCAGCAACATCAACTGCTACGGTGCCAGCCCGACCACCACGGCCGGTGCCAAGGACCCGTGGCTCCAGACGGACGGCCTCGTCAAGTGGGCGCTCGTCACCAACAGCGGCCAGTCGGCCAGTGCGGGCGGGGCCATCGACAAGGCCAAGTACCTCGCCGTCCGGCTCAAGATGGGCAAGTACGGCGACAACCCGGCCAACATCCTCACGTTCGTCAACCGCGACCTGCTGTATGACATGCTGCAGCTGGAGTACGTGCTGACGCTGGAGAAGTACGGCGCGAAGGCCACCATCCTGACCGGCGAGCTTGGCTCCTTCTTCGGCTCGCCCATCATGGTCAGCGACGGCCTGCCGAAGACCTGTGCCTCCGGGTACATCGACGGGTCGACCCCGGCGAACAACAGCAAGAAGTCCTTCGTGCTGTTGAACAAGGCGGTCGGTATCGTCGTCGGCCGGAAGGGCGACCTTCGCGTGGCGGTCGAGGCAATCAACCGCACCGACCAGTACGAGGGTGTCATCTTCTCCCGTTACGACCTGGGCTTCCCGTTCGTCCAGGGCGTGGCCTACGGCTACAACGTCACCTGAAGTTCCTGACCGTCGGGGGGTTCGGCTTCGGCTGGACCCCCCGGCGACGCTCTCCAAAGGGAGGAGAACATGACCGCTCAAGCAGATTTCCACGCTGCCATCGCCAAGCTCGAACTGCAGAGCCAGGCCACCAAGGACCTGCTCACCAGCAAGCTCGACGCCTACCTCACCGCCATCAAGTTGGGCATCGAGGGTGTCACGGCAGACGCTTCTGAACTCAACCTCACGACCGGCCTCAAGGCCGGGACGCTGACGCCCAAGCTATTCGAGTGCGAGGCCAGCATCCTCGAGGTCAACGCCGGGGATTGCATCGTCGCCCCGAGCAAGTCGGGCCATTGTCTCATTCCCGTCGACGCCTGGATGGTCGCCGTGGGTGCTGACCCAGCCGGGTCCACGCTCATCAGGCTGGTCGAGGAGACGTCGGACGCCGTGGTCATGTCCCACGTCGTCGCCGACTTCGCGAACAACGCCTGGGTCGGTAAGGCCGGTGGGACCGTCGTTACGACCAAGCTCGGGACGCCATTGGCGTCGGGCAAGAGCATCCTCGTGCAGAAGACCGGCGGCGAGCTGACAGGGGCCACGGCCATCCGGTGTCTCGTGCTCGGCTTCTACATCGAAGCCCCGGCAGCCTGAGCCAACGGGGTGAGGGTCACAACTACAAGGAGTGATGCGGCATGGCAGCAGCCAAGAAGATGAGGATGCGCAAGACGTTCTCCGGGTTCGACGCCGACGGCGTTCTGCACACCTTCCCAAAGGGCTCGGTGGTCGAGGGCAAGGACCTCGAGCTTGTCAAGGGCGTCCAGCCGAAGTGGCTGGGTCCGGTCAACGCTCCCGTGAGTGCAGGCCCGCCCGCCACGACCGAGGCCGACGAGTCGGCTGCGGTCGAGAAGTAGGAGCGCGAGATGGTGCGACTCGACGAGCACGTCTTCGTCCTGCCGGAGGAGCTGTACCAGTACATCCTGGCGCGGCCCGAAGAGGACGACCGCGACGTCAACGACCAGGACACGATTCGGCGCATCTGCAACGGCGTCTGCCGTGCCGTCGAGTCGCACCTCCACCGCCCCGTCATCATCCAGGAACTCACTCACGTCGACGACGGCGGGGACGACACCATCGTGCTGCCGTACCGCCCGCTCGTCGTCGACGATGACCACGACCTCGTGGTGGTGGAGGGCGGCGTGACGCTCACCCAGGGGAGCGACTACCTGACCTACGCCAGCAAGGGCTTCATCGTGCGAGCCAGCGGTGAGTGGTATCAGTATCCCCAGGGGACGTCCGTGACGTACCACGCGGGCTACGCGCTCCAGGAGCGCGACGACGACGACGAGTTGGCGAACGTGACCGGCTGCCCAGAGGACATCCGGCTGGCGGCTCTCGAGTGGGGCCGCGTGACCTGGCGCGGTGGCCCGGCCATCTACACCTCCCAGGACGACAACGAAGTCAGCACGTCGCCCGCCGAGATGCCCGGCAACGTGCGCGGCTGGCTCAAGCCGTACCGCATCCTCAGGCCGGGTGTGGCGTGACGCCGAACGCTGGCACGGGGCTGCTCATCGAGTACCGGCCCAAGGGCTTCATCCGGGGATTGGCTCGGGCGGACCACATCCGTCGGGACGAGTCCCTGCGGCTCATGAAGAAACTCCAGTACATCGGTGCCAGCGCGGCCAGCAAAGCCGCTCCCGCCGACAGGCGCAGGCTGCGGGACTCCCTCTTCGTGGGGCGAGCCAACAGCGCCAGCCTGGTGCGGGAGTCGGAGGCCATCGTCGGCAGCAAGCTCGTCTACGCCGGGGCGCAGGAGGACGCGGCGAAGTGGACCAAGCGCAAGCGTTGGTTCCCGCCCATCGCGGCCCTCGAGACGTGGGTGGTACGGAAGCGCATCGCCAGCAAGGAGGAGGCGCGCTCCGTCGCGTTCCTCGTGGCGCGCTCCATCGCCAAGAGGGGCATCAAGCCGAAGCACTACATGGTCGCCGCCAAGGGCAAGGTGACGGCCGAGGCCCCCAAGCAGTTCCGCGTGATGACCGAGAACATCGCCAAGCGCATCGCCAAGGGAGGCTGACGTGGACCCCGAGGCCATCGGCAAGCTGGTCGTCGCGACCTTCACCGACGTGGTGCAGGTGAAGAAGACCTACGACTTCCCGGTGTTCGAGATTGGCCGTCCGCTGCCCGCGCTGGTCGTCGTCTACGATGGCTTCGAGCAGGAGCCCATGAGCCAGGACAGCTACCTGCTCAAGCTCCGCTACGAGTGCGCGCTGTACCTCCCCCTGGAGACGCAGGACGTGCGCAAGCCGTGGGTGGAGATGCAAGGTCTGGCCGGGCAACTCGTCGACGTGTTCCGCGACGACCCGACGCTGGACGACCGGGTGTTCGCGGCCAGCTTGGACGCGGGCGAAGCCGTGGTCCATGCCCCGGCTGACCCGCACCGAAAACCCATCTGGATAGGCCACACGTTCGCGGTGACGGTCGGGGTCGAAGAGGAGGAGGACGACTGATGGCTCGTCGCAAGAGAGAGCAGGAGTACACGGTCGGCTCCTGGCATGGCAGGGACAACTTCTGCTGCTGCAGTTGTTCATTCGCCACCCTCGACCGTGAGACAATCGAGAGGCACGTAGCTCAGCAGCATTCATCGAAGCCGCGCACGCCGCGACGACACGGAGGTAAGCACTGATGGCCACCAAGGCGAAGAAGGCCCACGGGACTCAGCTCCAGATGGGCGACGGCTCCGAGAATGCGGGCGTAGCCCTCACCATCGAGTCGAACACCGTCGACCCGTACTGCACCAAGGTGGTGACCGCGACGGCGCACGGGCTGCGCGTCGGCAACAAGGTCACCATCGCCGGGATGACGGGCGGCACCCCGGACCTGGACGGTGACTACCTGGTCACGCGCATCGTCGCGGACGACGCCTTCGAGATTGCCGACGCCGAGACGTTCGCGGCCATCCCCGCGACCGTGGCCGGGACGGGCGGCACCGCGACCCCCAAGACGGAGAGCTTCACCAAGGTGGTCGAGGTGGGCGACCTCAAGGGGCCGGGCCTGTCGCGCGACACCATCGACGCCACGACCCACGACTCCCCGGACGACTGGGAGGAGTTCATCGTCGGAATCAAGAAGGGCGGCGAGGTGACGTACCCGGTCAACTGGGTGCCGAGCGACCCGACCCACGACAACGTGACCGGCCTCTGGGCCGCGTGGGAGGACGGCGTGCTGCGCAACTGGCGCATCGTCCCGCCCATCAGCGGGGTCTACCTGCAGTTCGCCGCGCTGGTCACGGACATCGGCCCGAGCTTCCCGGTGAACGACAAGCTCCAGGCCGACCTGAGCATGAAGGTCAGCGTCGACTCGGCTGGCAACGGCCCGACGCTGGTCCTGCCGTAAGCACGACGACCACAGGAGGGCGAGATGACTGACGAGATGGCACAGGTGGAGGCGGCGGCCGACACCCCCGAGGAGAAGGCTCCCATGTTCCTCAGCCGGGACCAGATTCTCCACGCACGAGACGAACAGGTCGAGGTGGTGCACGTCCCCGAGTGGGGCGGCTACGTGCG